AAAGATAAACCCCAGTGCAATCATCGAGCTGTTTGAGCTGAGACTTGATTCAACACTGCACGGCAGCAGTGATGTTTATCGGTTTCACGCAGGAGCTAATGCTGCTGTTAGCGGCAATATCGTCTTTGACAGTCAAACTTACACTCGCATACCTATTAAGGCTGATGGCTTTGAGTACAGGAATACTGGCACTTTGCCACGACCAACGTTGTCAATAAGCAATTTAGACAACACGATGACCACTCTTTTGCTGCTGGTCAATGCGACGACTGCGGGTAACGATTTAGGTGGCGCTGAGGTACGAAGGATTAGAACACTGAAAAAATATTTAGACGGTGAAAGCGCAGCTGATCCAAATGCACGTTTTCCAGAAGAGCGTTGGTTTGTAGATCGTAAAGCTAGTGAATCACGAGACGAAGTGACCTTTGAACTATCCAGCAAGTTTGATTTGGCGGGGCAGAAGATTCCTAAGCGGCAGGTAATTGCCAACGTTTGCCAGTGGAAATACCGCAGCAGTGAGTGCAGTTATACCGGCAGCAATTACTTTGACGTGAACGGAAACAGCGTCAGCACGTTGGCTGAGGACGTTTGCGGCAAGCGTGTAGCTAGTTGCAAGCTGAGGTTTGGCGATACAGCAGAGCTGCCGTTTGGGTCGTTCCCAGGTGCTGGTTTGACGCAATGATCGATCTGCCTACAAGTGTCAAGCATGAAATAATGATGCATGCGAGGCACGATTCACCAATTGAATCTTGTGGGCTTGTGGCAGTCGTCAAAGGTAATTATCAGTATTTTTGGTGTCAAAACATTGCAGACACGCCAGAAGAGCATTTTATTCTCAAGGGTTGGGATGAGGTTGAAGATCAAGGTGAGGTAGTGGCTATTGTCCATAGCCATCCAACAACCAATCCGCAACCTTCAACAGCTGACCTAGTTGCGTGTGAAAAGTCTGGGTTGCCTTGGATTATCGTTAATCCAAATACTGAGGATTGGGGCTACTGCGAGCCGACTGGATTTCAGTTGCCTTATGTAGGGCGTGAATTTGTTTTTGGCGTAGTCGACTGCTACACGCTTGTGCGTGACTGGTACTTAAGGGAGTACGGCATTCAGCTCAGGGATTACCAAAGACGCGACAAATTTTGGGAACGTGGGGAAAACTTGTATCTAGACAACTTCTCCGCTGAGGGGTTTCGCAAGATTCCGGTTGAGGAAGTGCAGCGAGGTGATTTGATCTTGATGAATTTGGTTTCACCGTTGCCAAACCATGCAGCGATTTACATGGGTGACCAACAGGTTCTGCATCATGTGCAGGGCAGGCTTTCTAGCAGGGATGTCTATGGCGGTTACTATGGCAAGAGCACAGCCTGCGCCTTGAGGCATGAAAGTCGTTAAGGTCTACGGCGCATTACGGAAACGGCTTGGTCAATGCCGGTTTGAGTTTGACGTGAACACACCAGCACAAGCAATAAAAGCTTTGTGCGTCAATTTTGCGGGATTAGATAAGTGGTTGATCGACAGCGAGAAGGACGGTGTCGCTTATCGCGTAACTGTTAGTAAAGAAAAAGCAACTGAGGAAAACGTTGCCCCTTTGTTAATGCCATTTAGTGATCAAGAAGTTTTCAGTATCACGCCTGTGATCGCTGGTGCTGGTCGTGGTGTCGGATCAATTTTGGTTGGTGCTGCACTCATCGCTGTCGCTATTGCTAACCCTGCTGTTGGATTTGGGCTTGGCGGTGCTGCTGGCTTTGGAGCAGGTGCAGTTGCAGGCGCAACGAGCGCAACTTTGGGTGCCTCATTGGCTGCCTTAGGCGGCACTATTGGTATTGGTTTGGTACTGACTGGCATCGCACAAGTCATTTCGCCTCAGCCATCGCTCGACAGCACGCTTGATGAGTCAGTGCAGCTGGAGTCATTTACGTTCTCAAACGTCGTTAATACTGCTCGACAGGGAATGCCAGTGCCCATCGCTTATGGGCGTTTGTTTGTTGGATCAGCTGTGCTATCCAGCGGCTTAGACGTTGACCAGGTACAGGCATGACTCAGACCAAATACATCCAAGGCGCTGGCGGTGGCGGTGGCAAAGGTGGCGGTGGTGGCAACCGCACGCCAACTGAGGCAGATGACACTCTGCAGTCCGTACAGTTTGCCAACGTTCTTGATCTCATTAGTGAAGGCGAAATTGAGGGTCTAGAGGATGGCAACAAAAGCATTTTTCTTGATGACACGCCGGTTCAAAATTCTGACGGGACTAACAATTTTGCTGGCTACACCGTTGTTACACGCAACGGCACACAAGCGCAGAACCATATTCCTGGTCCGTTCAATGCTGTAGAGCGAGAAACAGCAGTTGGTGTGGAGGTAACAAATGGCTCGCCTGTTACTCGCAGCATTACGGACACGGATGTTGACCGTGTGCGTGTCACGCTGACCGTTCCTTCGCTGCAGATTCTTGAAGACGATGGCGACGTTGTTGGTCATAGCGTCAACATCAAGATTCAGGTTCAGTACAACGGCGGCGGATATAACGACGTTATTAACGACACGATTAGCGGCAAAAGTAGCAACCGTTATCAACGCGATTATCTAATCGACTTGACGGGCAGCCATCCGGTTGATGTTCGGATGGTGCGTGTCAGCGCAGACGAAACTAGTCAAAAACGAGCGAGCACAACAATCTTTCAGAGCTTTACTGAAATCATCGATGACAAGTTTCGCTATCCAAACTCTGCACTTGTTGGCCTGCGTTTTGACTCGCGCCAGTTCAACAGCATTCCGTCTCGCAAGTATCTAATTCGTGGAATCAAGGTCAAGATTCCAAGCAACGCAACCGTAGACACCACAACGCATTTGGGGCGCTTGACCTATTCCGGGGTCTGGAACGGTCAGTTTCAAGCTGCTACTTGGTGTTCAGATCCTGCGTGGATTCTGTATGACCTGTTGATCTCTGAGAGGTACGGCGCGGGCGTACCTGAAAGCACGCTCGATAAGTACGACTTTTTTGCAGTGAGTCAATACTGCAACGCTCTCGTTTCTGATGGTGCAGGCGGTCAGGAGCCGCGTTTCAGCTGCAACATGCTGATTAATAGCAGGGATGAGGTCTATAATGTCATCCAGCAGATGACAGCCATCTTCCGTGGCATTGCGTACTACAGCGCTGGTTCATTGACTCTGTTGCAGGACAAACCTGCTGACTCTCAATATCTAATCGGTCAAAGCAACGTTGTAGACGGCATCTTCCAGTATTCAGGCACGTCTCAAAAAGCTCGTCACACGGTTGCTGTTGTTGCTTGGCAGTCCTACGACACTCGTGGCGATCAAGAGTATGAATATGTTGAGGATCATGATGCTGTCGCTAAATACGGCATTATCAAAAAGGACATCAAGGCCATTGGTTGTTACAGCCAAGGCCAAGCGCATCGCATCGGTAAATGGGCGCTGCTGTCCGAACAAAACCTGACTGAAACTGTCCAGTTCAGCGTTGCACTTGAGAGCGGCATTGTTCTGCGCCCTGGAATGGTGATTGACGTTGCTGATCCAGTGCGTGCCGGGTCGCGTCGTTCAGGTCGCATTCAATCTGCAACGACAACGCAGATCACAGCAGATAGCAGCAATGACCTGACTGTTGCTCTGGCTGCACAAAACAGCCCGAAGTTGTCAGTGATGTTGCCTACAGGTGTTGTTGAAACACGCGACATCCCGGTTGGCGGCATCCAGCCTCAAGCTGATGGAACGTGTGACATTGACGTTACTTCTGCGTTTAGCCAAGCACCTGCAGTCAACTCAGTGTTCATGGTGCAAACAACAGAGCTGCTGCCCCAGCAGTTCCGCGTTGCGTCTGTTGCTGAGTCTGAGGATGGCATTTATGGGGTGAGCGCGATTGCTTACAACAGCACGATCTATGACGCTGTTGAGGCTGACGTTGCTCTGACAACACGCAGCATCAGCAATCTGTCTGCTATCCCAAATGCGGTGGACAGCATTGATAACGAGGAGTTCCTTTATGAGGACGGCTCCAGTGTGTTTGTTGGTGCGTCAATCAGCTGGAACCACGATCGTCAAAACGTCAACGACTTCAGGGTTCAGTACCGAATCGACAACGACAACTGGGAAACGGTTCAGACAGCATCGCCATCTGTCACGTTGCGGAACCTGCGTGCTGGCACGTTGTATGTGCAGATTTCAGCTCGCAACTACCTGAACAAGAGCAGCCGAATCTCGTCTGCCACGTTCATCCTTGTTGGTAAAACTGCTGCACCTAGCAATGTCACCGGGTTCAGCATGATTCCGGTCAATGGTCAGGCTCGACTGAGCTGGAATCAGGCGTCTGATCTTGATGTGCGCGTTGGCGGTGTGGTGCGGTTGCGTCATTCGCCTGATCTCACAGGTGTGACTTGGGCAACGTCCACTAGTATTTCTGATGATGTTGCTGGCTCTGCCACTGAGA